GTGGCTTCACGGAAAGCCCCGGCGACACCGGAAGCTATAGAGCCGGGAGCGTTTGCCAGTCCCTCGGCCAAGGCACCGGGGGCCTCTTTTGCTTGTTTCTTTCGATCATTAGCTGCTCTCTTCTGCCTGTAAGTGTGTACCCAATTTCAGCACGGCGGATAGGAGCACTAACATCCATGATAAGTCTTAAGTTTTTTAGGAGTGCCTCTTGGTGAGTGAAGCTTAGAGCTTTCTTTCTCTCTTCGTCTTGGGCTTTTTTTAGGGCTTCCTGTCGGGCTCGTTCCAGTTGGTGGTGGCTGGGGGCAGTGGCTTCACGGAAAGCCCCGGCGACACCGGAAGCTATAGAGCCGGGAGCGTTTGCCAGTCCCTCGGCCAAGGCACCGGGGGCCTCTTTTGCTTGTTTCCCTGCTTCTTTGAGTCCTTGTCTCACAACCCCTGGAGTAGAGGACAACCCCCTCTTTATTACTGACGGGGATTTTCTAGCCTCTCTCAAGGCTCCGCTGAAGCCTTTTTTTACACTCTCCCAAACCGTTGAGTTACTCATTAGAAGAACCCTAACACATCTTCCAGAGGCAGTGGTACATAAAACAAGTCACCAGTCTTGAACTCTGCTTCGGAAGCTTTTTTATTATACCATGCAATTACCCACCAGTATTCTGGAGAACCATAATGTTCATTTGCTACATTATATAGCTTATCTGTTGCCCTCCAAATTAGTGGAACGTTGTTCAAATTAGCCATAAATTCGTTTGAGGGGTATGAGAACCTAGGGGACTCATATTGATATGTCTCCTCAATACCTCTCCTTCTGAAAAATACATTTTTGTAATTCCTGTCGGTGTTCAGGAATAATCTTCTTTTTTGGTACCTCGAAAATGGCATTTATCAATCCTCTCCACTGCTATTGAATAGATTAAAGGTTCCTGCTTTGCTTGGAGTGTTTGGGTCCTTGCTGCCAGCAGGACCTCTATTTTTTATTCGTTGTCCTTTGCTAATTAGATCACCTTCGGCAGTTCTATCGCTTGTGTATGGATAATTCGCACCGTTGACACCTTTTCCGTTATAGTTTCCACCTCTCTTGTCGGGATTTTTGAAACCTAGTGAGTGTTCGTGCAACACATTGAACTCAAAGTTCATTCTAAATGTTTTAGGATAATATTCATTCCATTGTGGGTTGTGGTTTGGGGTCTCAGATTTAACCATTGCTCTGCGGTTGAACATCCCGTACTCTAGTGCTGGGTCGAATGTGAAGCCATTCATGTAGCCCAGAAGACCGCTGCCTGTTGTAGAGTTACGAATAAGGTTCCCGAAGCTTACTCTCATGAGGGGACCCTGATTGATGACTGTTGCTCCGCCGTTTCCCCTACTGTCATAAAGGGGATACAAAAAGCCTATAAGCTTGTTAGCTTTTGCCAAGTTTTCTTCGGCGTGCTCAAACGAATCTGCGGGTACCCACCAAGCAACAGATAGTGATCGCCTTGTATTCACAAAAGTTGTTATGGGGTCCATACGACCATAAACATCTTCAGAATTCCACTGAGAACTGAAGTTATCGCTGAACAAGTCCAAGAAAGCTGGGAACGCTACCATCTCTCCGGTAGGCACATGTGAGATGGTTAGGTCTTCGCCACGCTCCTTGAATTGATGACGGGAACCTTGTGCATAAAAATCTTTCTTTGCCACCTTGAATTATCTCCTGATCCTATGTGTTTCTGCTTCTTACCGTATCCATGCGATCGAAGACTGCTGAAGCAATTTCGTCTTTGCCGATCTTGACCACAGCAGTCATTGGCTTTTCGTTATTGGATTTTGTAACTCGTAGAAGTTCATTTACTCCCTTGACGAGTTGACTTAGTTCTCCGCCGCCCTTGCTAGCAACCATGGTATCGCCGGCAGCGAGTCTTGTCAGACCTTGCGATGTTCGAAGCATTGCAGGTCCGGACTGGATCTTGTCGTTAGAGTATTCATGCGCCATTTGACCGGCCTCACGACCGATGCCGTAGCCGAACAGAGCCCCGAAGCCGGCGGCTGGTGCTGAGAAGACTCCGCCGCCAGCCATGCCGCCGTATGCTGCCCCGGCCACAGCGCCGGCGGCGCCGGCCTGGAGCCTGGCTGTGGCAGCAGCTTGATCTTCGGCATTCGTGCCAAGCAAGCCCATTGATTGGATAATATCTTTCGCAAGCAAAAGCGGAGTTAGGAAAAACATCACTGCCCTCGCCACCTGCTTAAATGCAATACCGATCCAGCGAGCAACGGAATATATACTGGTCATAAGAGAACCTACAAACCCTAACTTGCTGATCATGGTGCCCAAAGGACTGGAGATAATCCAGTTTAGACCCTCGGCGAGCTTGTTAACTCCATACATAATACTTTCAATAAGAGGCGATAGATTAATAAAGAGCTGCTCAGATGCAGCAGAGAATTTATCCATCGCAGAGGTAAACTGCTTTACTCTTTCAGCATTATTCTCTTGCTCCCTCTGGAACTCTCTCATTGCCATTGGGTCACCGAGAAGACGCTCAGCAGTGAGGACATCGGTCTTGAGAATTTCTGCAATCATTTGCTTTTGGCGGCGTCCCATGTCCTTCATGCTCATTCCACGCAAATCAAATTCCGCACGTAGAATATTCAACCTGTCTTCTGATGTTGCTGTCATCAACTCAACAGAATTAAGCTGCAAACCCAATTGAGCATTTAGTTTGCCGGCTACATCGGCAGAACTTTCAAACGTATCAAACAATTCAGAAATGTCAAATGCCTGCCGAGTCGCCAGCCCAAGGCTTCTTGCCTGTTCATTCAGCCTGGTGAAAACACGAACACCGTCAATACCAAAACGTGCCATTTCTGGACCGAGCGCCTGGAAGTCGGTCATAACTGCTCCCAAAGGCTGACCTGTTCTGATTGCTAGGTTTTCTAGTTCTGCCGTAGCCGCAATAGCGCCGTCGGTCATTCCACCAAAGATAACATTCATCTGGTCAAGAACTTCTGCCGTCTGACTGGCGTCAGCACCTAATACGGTGAACCTTCCAGCTAGACTGTTTACACGGGCTCTTGTTTGCTCAGATTGTGCATTATACATCCTAAAGCCTGTTGATAAGGCCCCTAAGATCTTCTGCCCTTCGTCCATTGTCAGGTACAGACCATCATGACTTGACGCTAGGGCTATGACATCTTTTCGTAGTGCGGAAGAATAACCTGTCTGTTTTGCAAGAGATACATTAACATTTTCTATTCCCTTTGCTGTTTCCCGAAGTGCGCTGTTGAAAGACTTACTTAAGGAGATTGCCAACTCCTCGATGCCCTTCGCCATGTCTATAGAACCGTCTTCACCTTTTTCAAAAAGATCCGTAAGCTTAGACATGCCAGGAATGATGCTATCTAAAGCTTCTCCGCCGGTCTTTACTGCCTTGTTGTAGTCTTCTATGGCTTTCTTCGATGCCTTTATGGCATCCTCGTGCTTCTTGAGTTCGGCGCTATACTTCTGTATGTTATCAACTGCCGCTTCGTATGCTTCGGCGTCGATGTTTTTGCCTTTTATTCTCTCTCTGTTAAGCTCTTTGAGAATATCCTTGTTTGCATCTAACAGGGAATTAAGTTCAGCCTGTTTTTCTGGTGTCAAGGTTTCGTCAGCCATCTAACTATTACCCCTTGATAGGCCAGTTGATGCCTGACTCTCTCTCAAATCGCTTGATGGCGAGTTGTAGTTTTGCTTTTTGTTTATAAGTCATGGGATCATCAAGACCATACTTTTTTATAAAGTCAAGATATTTCTTTTCGTTTACCAAGGCATCGGTAAACCTTTCTATCTCTATTCTGTTGCCCTTGACTCTCACTGGGACTCTGCGACCTTTGAACATTTTGCCCAAAAGATATTCAATCCACGCCGCAAAAACGTGGAGAATATTTTCATTGAGTTGCTCTCCCCTGAACTGGGATAGATCTAGGGTATCGTTTTCAAAATCTATTTGCATCGAAAGTCCTCCACTACTTTGTCTAATAAGTAGTTTGATAATCTAATTCTTTACGGAGTGTACTTTCTGCCACGACCACCCGATGAGGATACCGATTTTGTTTGGGCCTCTCGTTCTTCTTCCTTCTGGCGAATCAAGCGTTCAAGAAACCATATCCGAACGCTGACTGGTAGATTGTAAGACTCAAAAAAGCTCCATCCGCCGTGATATTTTAATTGAAAGATTTGTTCGTAGACACTTTCAATATATTCGTCACCTAGGCCAAAAAAAGTCAGTGCTGAGCGGAACCTCCATGTCCGCCGTATGACCACAGTTGGTGCAGACATACACTTGTGTCAAATCAATGTTTGGCACACAAGCAGAATACCTTGATCTAAGGATTCTACCATCTCTTGCAGGGAGTGCCTGAATAAATGATTCAACTACTAAAGGAGAAGATTCTCCGTTCACACTTATAATATAGCTTCTGAACATATCTGTCATAGTACGTTCTTCTGCTTTGCGTTTTGCTTTTCTTTCTGCTTCCTTAAAGAGGCGAATTTCATCTTCTCCAGTCAGCATACGGCACTCAACGGCGGCCTTTGTCATAGGTAGAGTTACAATAAGATTACCGTCGTCCGTAAGAACCACAGCCTCTAGTCTAATATTTTCTTCAAAATTATTTGTTTTTGGTTCCGAAATATCGAACTCAAATTCGTCTGTGGTGCCGCACGATGGGCACGTTACGGAAGTCGCATATTCTGAGCCGTAGCCTGTTCTTCGGGCAGCAACCAAAAGGGCGTTCTTGTCGCCAATTAGAAGATCACTGATCCGAACCCCCTCTTCAATCAGTAGACTTTGCAACATACGATCAAGAGCTACACCCTCTTTTAATAAAGCACGAGAGGTTAGGATATCCTCCTCCCTAGCTGTCATATATTTGATTTCAACTGTTTCTTTATTGTGGAGCGGGTGACCGGGTGAATAAAACTTTCCACCACTTGGAAGAGTTACGAACTCTGTAGGAACAGACCATGAGAAAGCTGGCTGTGTCTGTGGTCCACCAGCACCCACAGTTGCAGCGACGGCGGGTGTTGGTGTATTATCTTGTGGTGTAAAGTCTTCAGGAAACCCTGTTCTATTTTCGTTACGACTCATGTATAACCTTTCTTTTCCTCAGTATAACTGAGGTTATTTCTTTTGTTTAGTCTGCCGCAGATGTTTGGTCTCTTCCGTTAGCCTTTGTCTGGGTAAGTCTTGCCCAGTCGTAAGTTACTTCGACAGTTACTTCGTTCATATCATCTGAGGAATAGTCCAAGCTGCCACCAAAGTCTACCGAAGTAATAAAGGGGTTGATCAATTCCCAACGCTCAATAATCTCACCGTTTTCGTCAATCTGGTCAATGAAGACAGAGCCGATCTGGTCAGCAAACTGCTTCTTACTCAAACTCAACTTAGAACGAGAAGATGTAGTTGGGAACTTGTAGCCGGCGGCTCCAAGAACATCAAGAAAAGCATAAGAAAGATCAGGATCAACTGGGTCAACCAAGGTGATTGAGATTGGATCCCAAGTTACACGACCTGGGTACTTGAATGTGTGGTCAATGTACTGGTGCTCAATTGTGCTAACATTTGCTTTTGGCTTGTTGGCTGTTTTAATTGTCCATACTGGAATTGCGCCCTGACCCAGTGTGCGGCTGCTAAACTTAAGTTCAAACCGATACCTACGCTTTGGCTCAGTTCTTACGTCATTCCAAAATAAGTTTGACATTATGTATCTTACTCCTCGATATTATAATTAGTTGCCTTTGAATTAATCCTCAAAGGCTGCCCCACTGTTTGTAACTACAAAGTCGATTGCGAAGTACTCTACGGAGCGAGTAGGCTTGACAAGCAGCTTAGCATAAATGATGTTTCGATCAACAAGGTCTGGAGTGGTTGTGGTTTCGTCTAGGACTAGACGGAAATCATCAATACCGAACTCAGCACGAACGCTCTCTAGGAGTGGTCCTGCTTGACCCAAGAAGCGATCCCAAGTGTCCTGTGCGTTTGGTCCGAAAAGGAGACGGGATGCGATGAAAGAAATCTCACGCTTCAAGAAGATCATCAAGCGGCGAACGTTGATACGATCTAGAGCAGAAGCTGTCTGTTGTAGTGTCTTCTGACCGAAGATTACAATACCCTCAGCGGGGAACTTAGCAATTGGGTTAATGTTGTTTTCATAGAGCTTGTCACGATCATCAGATGTGAGCCTTCTAGAAACATCAAGTACTGGTACGCCGGCAGCGCCTTCACTTAGACCGCCACGAGTAAATCCAGCAGGAGCAAACCAAGGAGCATTAAGTCTATCTGTGGAAGATAGTACACCGAGTGCGGGGACTGTTGGGGGTACCCACAAGTTTTGGTTTGTATTTGTGTCCAAGATGCGGACCCAAGGATAGTATGTAGCGCCGTAGCTGTTGTTGATGCTACGCTCAGCCAGCGTGTCGGCGGCTTGAGTAGGTGTATTCCCTGAGTTTCTAGACTCGGCAGACCCCGTATCTTCAGTATCTGGTGTATAGCCGTATTCAATATCAACCAAAGCAAGGGCGTCGCCTCGGTCTTCAACGGCATCTAATAGGGAATCTGTCACTGTTGCCTTCCATACTCCGGGGATTGCAACGATATTCATTTGAACAAAATCTTTATCAGACGCAATGTTGATTGCCTTCCGGAGACTGAACAACTCGTAAGAAGCTTCTTCTGTGGCTCCTATATTCTTGTTTGCGAAAGGTTCACGCTCAGAAATATCATAACCATCAAACCCACCATGGAGAAGGGCAGTGAATCGATCGGCGCCTGCCGAAAGGACGTTCTTATAAGAAGCTCCAGCTTGAGCACTAATACTAGCACCAGAGTTACGAGAGCCGCTTGCGTAGGAAACCACTCCGCTTGAAGCGGGATTGACATCGTCGAGGGAGAAGACCCAGGCAATGTTGACAGAAGTGGTCGCTTGCTGTGTGGGGGTGGAACCCTCAATATCCAAAGATGTGGATGCAGGATTTGCACTCTCACCGAAAGACGACACATCAGCAGAACGAACCCTCAGGCAGTCATGAATCTGTTGTGAAAAGAAGGTGTCATCACCCGCTCTGCCTGTCCAGGCGCCCCAATATGTATTTTTGAGAGACTTTGGAAGACCCCAACTGCTTTGACCACGAAGTGGTACAGAGGGGAAGTTGATCACGCCACTCCAATCATTGCCGGCATAGCCGCCTTGAAGAGGGACATCTAAAATATCTAGAGATGCGGTGGAGTGACCAATATTTCCGTAATTAGCTTGGCTGCCACCGAATAGCATGGTGAGCATGTCACCACGAGATGCGGATGCGGGAGTCTCCAAATTGGAAGAGAATCCGCTTGAACCACTAAAGACACCTACATCACGGTATTTTTGAGGACCAAAGACCCCAAATGGCAACCAGCGGCGCTCACCGCCGCCGGCAGCTACAGTATCGTTCATGACAACACGAATGAAGTTTGACTTATTATCATATTCGCCATACTCTACAAGGCGTTGTTCATCCTGACTATAGTTCATGTACTTATCACCGATGCGCTTAGCGATATAGCTATCAGCGGCGGGATTCAATGTCAATCCATCATAACGCTCAATAATTACTGGGCGGTTATCTGAATCCTGAAGGTCACGAACTAGTACAGAGAATGACCCGTAATCTTGGTAGTCACCTTCTGGTGCTTTAATATTACTAATAGATATTTTTACTTCCCGCTGGGTTGACTCGCCCGAACTTAGTGCCTCTAGGCGGAAAAGATTCTGCATTGCCTTTGCTTGGTAGACGCTGTGGTCATTGCTAAGATCTTGAGATATGAACCAACCAGTGGAAGCCCTTGTGGCAGCACCCTGGAAGTTGTTCTGTTGCTTGGTGCTGGCTACAGAAGCGGCTGATTGTTCNCCCATGGGCAACATAGCAGCATAATACTTAGTGGTAGAACCGCCCGCCAAGACGCCGATAGAGGCAGCGCCTGTGGTGACGAGAGAGTTTTCAAATGTCTCGCCTAGCCAGTAAATGCCGCCTTGATAGAAGTTCTGTGTGGAAGCTTCTGTGATGGCACTGTTTGTAATTGTTGGGTTTGTATTGAGAGCCTTGCGAATGAAGTTCTCTTGGTCACGACGAAGACTAACTGTTACCTTTTCATCAACAGATCCAGCGGAGCTAGTAAAGACTAGGGTAATATCGTCCAAACTGTCAATTTCATAAATCTTGGATCCGCCCTGTTCCGTTGTTGCGAGACCTGGGATAGTTCCCGACAGAAGAACACGACCACTGTTCATGTAAATCTGAGCAGCTACGGATCCGGATAGGACTTCATCACCTGCGTCGGAACCAGAAGGCCAGACACAAAGGGCGAAGACGCCACCAGCATCGTCACCAGCGACATCACCTGCCGTTGATACTTCGCTGGCTTCCCAGCCGGCAAAGCCAGTTGTGGCGTTGTCTGATTGGTCACCCAAAACACGAATAAATGTTAGCGGGGATCCATTCTGTAACCAAGCCTGGGCAGCGTATGCGGCATAGGTTGGAGCAGTCAAGTTGCCCTCACGCCACACATCAGTACCTTGGGCGCCAGGAACTGGGTTGCCAAATGTCTGAACAAAGTCAGAAAATGATTCTACAGTAACAGGCTTATCGGCGGGACCTTTTCTTGCTCTGCCGATAACTAGTGGACCAACTGCGCCTGGTTGGGCTGGCAGTTGAGATTGGTCTATCTCGTTGATAAATACCCCTGGGGATATGAATTTGAACTTTCTTGAAGAGTTGTCAGCCATTGATAATCCTTCTCCTCGGTTTTATAAATCGATATTTCGTAGTATAAACATACTAAATGCTAATAATAAATAGTAACTGATAAATCCAAACACCCACCAATATCCGATTATGGCTAGCGTCTGTAACTATCTTTTCTTTGTGCCTGAAATTCTGGCTTGTCGTCAGTGACGGTTCGCTCTCTTCCAATCGTTATTTCAGCGGCGGACTCTACAACAGAGACAGTAGGTGTCTCCTGGTTTTTGTCGGAGCCAATAATGTGCCCCAAGACCTTGATTGTGATTGTTGACTTAAACACTCTTTCGTTTACGTCTAATCCAGCATTGTTGCTTTCGTTCCCAAAATCTGGTTCAACGAAGGCTTCGTATGTGTTTCCCTCATGAGTCATGTTAAACACGGCAGGGGTAGAGAACCTAGACAAAAGAGGAGACAACATTTGGTTCATCTGTTGTTGGTAATTAGAAATTAGTTTAATTTGGTAAACCATCTCAACAAATGTTGGTGTAGGAATAAACAAGGTCTCATAGACAATTTTTTCATTCTCAAAAGGAAATGTCTGATATGTCGTGTCCGTTCCTTGACCATGTCTTCTTATTGCTGTAGCGTTGGCACGCTCTCTTGTCTTTTCTTGCTGAACCTTCCTGGCAATTGGAATTGCTCCACCCTTCTTATAGAAATCAAAGTAAGGAGGAATGTAAACTCCGTACCGACCTTTGTTCTGGGGGTTCTTTGTCAGGGAGGTTCTAACAATTGATATAATTGGGTACTCTAACGATCTTCCATTTTTTCGAAGTTCTTGTTGATTTTTTATCTGATATGCTCTTTCTGCTCCGGCAAATATAACAGGTACTTTCTGGAAGCCTTCATTTGTGTCACAGAAGACATTTAGAGTGTCGTTTATGTATTCAAAAACGGCAGCATCGATGTCCTCTAGGGTAGAGGGCTTCAAACTGTAATCTGCTTTCAAATCTTGATCTAACTCGGTCTTTTTTGGCATCTCAAAATTTCCTATGATTTCTTATGTACGCCGCCAAGGCTTCCAGCAGGATTGAACATTCCGCTGCGGGCCTGGCGGCAAGTAGCAGTCACCTCTAGTGAAGTGCCATCAGCAAAGTCACTATCTTGACCAAATATATATCTGGGCTCAAATGTATCGACAACCTCGAAGAACATTTGATCATACTGAACGAAGTCCCCTAATCTAACAAACAAGTCTTGATCCTCTGTGAGTCGCCGCTTATGAAAGTGTACGTTAATACTATAAAGATTATCGAAGCCGTACTCCTCTTGGACTCTGTTTGGTCCAGTATATTCAACTAAAGAATAAACCCTTATTGGAGGTAAGAATGTTTTTTCTATTGCTTCCCCGTAAATTGGGTGATAGTTCGTCTTATCATGGTCCATAGGGAAGTACAATAACTGTTGACCAATAATTCGCTCAATGACTTCATCATTGATTTGTTTTACAAAATTTCGCTCGGCTTTCCCGACGAAAAGCGGGGGAGGTGGCTGGGCAGGTTGAGTCCATTTATTTTGAGGCATTTATATTATCCTACGTAAATGCCAGTTGGAATCTTTTGGACTACCTCGGCAACGCTATTTTGTAGTCTCTGATCCTGCTCGGCAAGAGCAGCATACACCATTTGGTCGAGAGCCTCTTTAAGTTCGGTCCTAAGATTTAGTTGCTCCTCTTTTGCTTCTGATATTAGAGCAGAACCGTTGAGAGTAATATCATTCCCTGGTATTGGTATTGATGCTAGTTTGGATCTAACTTGACCCAATGTTTCCTTAGACAGAGACAGGGCGAAGCGACGGATCCACTGTTTACCAATACTATTGATGTTTTGATAAGGGACATTCGGAAATGGTAGCGTATTCATATTATTTACGCCATCAGCACCATACTTTCTATCCGAGTCCTCATCGAAAGCATCTTCGGTTGCTCTGAACTCTACCCAGAACTTTTGAGGATACACGCCACTGGGAGTCGGGTAGATCCTCAGTTTATTATTAATAATTCTAAATGACCAGTGAGAAGCACGAACATGAAGATCTTCCTCAAAAGCATATGCTTGTAGGACATTCTGCCACGCCGGAATCAGTTGGAATGAGCTGTCATCCGCATACATACCATAAGTTGATAGATTCCCCACTGCCCCAATGGCGTAACCTCCGTAGAAGTT